TTAATAAACCACTTTAACAACACTTTTACCCGATGTATCTGTAATTGACATGATATTGGCTGATTCAGTTTCTCCTCTATTAGTTAAAGTGTGAGCCAGAAAATATTTTACTACTCCCTCAACAGTTCGGCTGACAACCCGGACAATATCGCCAATCTGAAATATTGGAAATGTTTCTTTTAGCAGTATTGTTTCATTTTGCTCTACATGCTCGATTAAAATTTCAGGAAACTCTAAATATTCTGCCGTGTTTTCTGGCGGACTTAGTTCCATATTTGTCACAGCCGGGTCTGCTGCGACTTTATAAGTGGAATTATTTGGCTCATAATATATTATTTCTTCCTTCAGATATGGATCATCCGCAGGATTCCAGGATTTATATGTTTTTCCGTAAATTCGTCCTTCATAAGTATTATTGCCTGGATATTCTGTTGTTAATTCGCCCGCATCGACATTTGGTTCATCCGGCACTTTTGAAAGGATTACCCATAACGCGCTTTCACCTCCGCCTGCGCTACCTCCCCCAAATCTGATTATGCCCCATTTATCGCCCGTTCCTGGCTCTTTCCATAAAATTAACGCTGCACCTGATTCTGTGCTTTTTAATTTGGTTTTATCGTCAGTTTCAATGTCGGCGCAGGTATGTGCTTCATCAATAACGTTTATTTTTACCACTGTAAATCCAGCTGCATATGCTCTGCCAATTGAACCTGCTGCAATCGGCTCGCAAGTTATCACAAATCTACCGCCGCTGTGACTTGCCGCTGATGGTGATACACCTGTAAAGCAAATGCTATCTTTAAAACTATTGCTGTTCACATCGATTTCAGTACCAGATATGCCAAGGATTCCAAATCTATCAACCAGTACATCCGTTGTATTTTTTACAAAAACTATGTTTGAAGGCAAGGCTTGAAATGCATTTGCATTTAGGTCGCTTTTTCTTTTTACATAATCCTGCGCTGCGTCAACCATAGCATTATACGTACTTGCGGGGATTCTGAGCTTATCGCCATTTCTGACTTTTTTAAATGTATCAGCCATTTAATCTCCAAGCCCTAATGCAGAAAAACTTGCCGATGGATAGACTTCATGGACATATACAGATTTTGGAATTTGAATAAGACAATTCTGGTCTGTGCTTTTTTCGTACCTGACCCACAGATACTCCCAACCTTTTTTATTTATTCCTGTGATACTTCCTATTGTGATATTAGTTTTATTTGGACTTGCTGCAAATTTATATGTTATTTCCCAATCCCCAAAACGCCCGCTTTTCGCTCCAGATGCTCCTGCAAATAAAACCTCACCTGCTGCAAAGCCATGCCAATTGCTGGCATTAACCTTTCCAACCAGATTGAATATTGATAATTTAAAACCTGTATCAATATTGAGCTTGTTTACAACTCTTGTCTCGCTGAAGTTAAAAACAGGCACAATAATATCAATGCCATTTACAGAATTATCATCGACATTAATTGCCCCTTGAAAGTCAGGTGCGTTGGCTCCATATTTATGGACTTGCAGCGGAGATATTGTTTGCGTAATTTTCTGTGTTCCGCCACCTGTATCGAAACTATATTCAAATTTATCTTCTTCTTTTTCATTATAGTTATAGTTTACAGTGCCAAGCCATAGCCTATCTGAAATTTGTTCGACATCATAAGAAGCCCTGGGAATTTCTGCTGTTCCCCATTTGTCGGGGGCATTGTCAACAAGTGCTTGAATAGCTTCGCCATCATCGCTGGTTGAATTGGGATTTAACGCGTCATAAGTTTGAGTTATGATATATTCAACGCTCGCACTTCGTGCATTACCACCGCTGCGTTTTCGTCCCGACCATCTTTCTTCAACTTTAAATGTCGCGGCCATGATTATTCCCCAAATTCCATGCCGCCATCAGCAGTATTGTCTGCGATTTCCTCTGTGGCAGCCGCTGTGCGCATTGAAGCATCGGCAATTTTCTGCATTACACCGCCTGCTCCCATTTGGCCCAGGCCAAACGAGCTGAATGTTCCTGCAATCGATGCCTTATCAAGACCGCTCGGTTGCCAGTCTTTTTTGGGCACAGTGAGAGCTTTTGCGGTTGGAGCAACAGGCTCTTTGGCTTTCGCCACTGCCGCATTAAATTCATTCTTGGTTTTTGCAAGCTCTGTTGCTGTTTCTTGTGAGGCTTTTTTGTTTTCGTCAATTATATTTTTCAGGCCATCTTCAACGTACTTGTTTGCACCGCTCATTCCGGAGTCAAATTCATTCTTTGATTGTGTGCGTCTTTTTGCTCTGCGTGCTTCGATATCTGCTAAAGAGTCTTCTTTGTCCTTTTCGATTGCAGCACGTTTAGCTTCTGCTTCCTTGTCTATTTGCAGAAGTTTTGAACTGGCTGCGTCCTCTCGATCTTTTTTATCCTGGGCAAAACTATCTTCTAATACTTTTTCAGCCGCTGTTGCATCGAACTTGGAATCAGTAATCTTTTTCCACCAAACCCAAACTCGCATAAGTTTTTTAGCTACCCAGTCAATGGTATTGGCCCACCACTGGTTAAATGTGACCCATATTGACTGAAAGAATTGAACACAATCAACCCATGCAGTTTTTAATAGTGCTACAGCACGCGCCCAAGTTCTTTGTATAAATGCAACTGTCTCTGCAAAAGCAACCTCAATGCTGTAAACGGTTGCATACCAGCTAGCCGCAATTGAGTACACAAGCGCATACCAGATTTCAGCGATAAATAATTTTATGCTGTTCCAGTAGCCAAGCATCCATTCTTTTGCCCGCAGCCATTCCATTTTTAAAAATAGCCATGCAATGCGAGCAGCTGTTCCAATATCACCATTGGCAAGTGCTGCGGTAATACCGCCTATAGCATTTGTTGCGTCAGTTTTTAAAGTATTGAAACAGCCTCCCAGCCAATTAAGCAGTTGACCGCCATATCCTGTGAAATATAAAAATACGCCGGTCAATGCTGTAACCGCTGTAATTATCATGCCAATAGGTGACATTAAAAACATTAAAGCGGTTCTAACAACTGAAAAACCTGTTCTAATTACCGCAACAGCCTTACTTACAAAAATCATTGCATAACCAAATGCGACGAATGCACCTCCAGCCGCCACAAGTGATGCGGCCAATATTAAAACCATGCGAACAAGCCCGCGGTTTTCTTTAATCCAATTTGATATTTTGCCGACAAGGACAGCAATTTTATTCGATAAATCGGTAATAATCGGAGCAATAGCTGCGCCGATATTAGCAAAAGACATTTTTATTGTGCGCCACATGCGGTTTAAAGCATCGTTAAGTTCCTCCGCTGATGCTGCATCTTCGCTTGATAAAACAAGACCAAGCTGTTTAGCTTCCTCCATCAATTCATCTAATCCGGCTGCTCCTTTTTCCAGCATAGGTAGTAACGATGTGCCGCTTTTGCCTAAAAGTTTCATAGCAATTGCAGCACGCTGGGATGGGTCTTGAATCTGGCTTAATCTATCTGCTAAAAGCCTGAATTGATCCTCTGGCTTTAAATTTTTAAATGAAGCAGCATTAAGTCCAAGCATCGCAAATATATCTGTTGTTGTTTTTAAACCCATATTTGCATCGAGAATACTCTGCTGCATTTTACGGATACCTTTTTCAAGCGTTTCCATATTGCTTCCGGATTGTTCAGCAGCAAACCCTAGCGCACTTAAAGACTCGACAGAAACACCTGTCCTTTTCGACATCTTTGCAATATTGTCGCCAAATGTGGAGAAGTATTTTGCAGCACCTATCAGTGGTGTTAAAATTGCAGTACCAGCGCCCATCATCTTTGCGCCGAAAGAGGAAATGGACTGTCCCCATTTTTTAATATCAGCTTCAGCGGCCCTGAGTCCTCGCATTAATTTGCTTTTATCTGCAAAGATTTCAACATATGCAGCGCCTGCTTTTATTGCACTTGAATTTGCCATTATACACCTAAAAAAAATCCTAAGCACGAAACCCTAAATCCTAAACAAATTCAAAATCTAAATTTCCAAATGCCCAAAACATGCGATTTGCAATTTAGAACATTTGGATTTTGGTAATTCGAATTTGTTTCGTATTTCGATATTTAGATTTCGGATTTATTTGAATATTTTCCCAACGAATGCTTCTTTAAATAATCTTCTGGACTCTTCATCCTTAACTTCAATCGCATTTGCCCGCTTCCGTTTTTTTGCAAAATATGGATTAAAATCCATAGGATGATATGTTTTACTCTTTTTCGGGTCGCTATTGATGTTGCACAATAGTGCCATGAGTGCAGAAACTCTATTCCACTCCATTCTATCGCGAAACTCAATCGCTTCGCTCATCCACCATAATTCACGCAGTGTCAGTGGCGCGGGGTCAACACCTAATAATCCGGCTATGATGTAGATTGTTCGCCAAATATTTCCGTCAGCTTTTGATTCACATCTATCTCGTCCATTTTCTGCGTCACCCGCGCAATCGCGATATTTATCATCTTCTGCTGGGTCGCTGCCGCTTTGGCTCTGTCGGTCCGACCCCGTTTCTGGAAAAAATCAATTATCTCACTGTAAAAGGCCGTTTGTGCAGCAAGTATCACATCACCGCCAAGGGCCTGACCAAATTGCTCGCTTGAAATGTTTTGCGAATCCGCCTGGGGCTTGACCATAACAAAAAGTACATCGCAAAGTAGAATTTCATCTGTGCCAAGCCTTGTCAGTAGCGGTGGATCACCAGCCTCCGGCTCAAGTAAATTAACACCCAATAAATCACGGACGCGTTTTGCGCTATCGATGGTCAACGAGATTGTCCATGTTCTTCCCGCGCTATCTGTAAAAGTTTTCATACATACCTCTCTATAATATTAACCGCCTACTACAATATCTTCCCAGGCCAAGTACTTGCTTAGCTTGGCTGTGACATCAACTGTAATGGCTTCTTCTAAATTTTCTTTTCTATCAAACTTTGTAATTGCAAAATTACCACGTGGGCCAGAGCTTCCATCGGCGTCTTTTGCACCAGTTAATGCGGCAAGACAAACTGTAGTGCTGTTGAGCATTGCAGTTTTTATCGCTGTAAAAAACGCATCGCCAGGTTTCCAATTCATTGTCCACGACAATTCGCATTCACGAAGTGTTGCTGCTGTTGCCCGCCAGCCGCTATTTGCGCGTGTGCTGATATCACATTCACCAGCTGAAACCGAAACTGTCAAATCTTTTACGTTGGATGCTTCCGTCATTGCTGATAATTCCGCATCGTCTGTGCCGTGATATAATTTTGCATTAATGCCTAAAATAAAATCTGCTGCTGCCATAGAACTAATTCCTTATAAAAAAGTTATTTTTTTACACTGTTTTGCCATAAAGCTGCCATTTTCGGCTGGTTTGTTTCTAACGCAGGCGACATAAATGGTCGCGCAGCGATATGAACATTCTTACCTTTTATTCTTGTATTGCCGCTATATTCAAGCGTATGCGGTACGTCTTTGCCCTTAGCATTTAATGCAACCGGCCCAACAAGAACTGATCTGCTGGAAGGATCGAACGAGTAATAAATATAGTTTCGAAGCAGGCCCGTATGACTCAGTGGCGGTTTACCGGGTTTACTTACCGCAGTATGTGACGATGCTTTCTTAATAGACCTTCTGGCTGTAAGTCGTATCATACCGCCAATTCGGTTTAATACTTTACGCGTGGCTGAATCTACAGCGTTAATTACTGCCGGACTATCAAAGAACAAAGTTTTTACTTTGCAAAGAGACTGGCCGAAATTAGAGACTTTTGCTGCCATTAGCCAAAATACCCGAAAAATAAATCCGCACGTGTCACATTCGTAAGTGAAATTACTTCCGCAGCAATCCACGCAATATCGAGCCCATCAAAACTTACTGTTGTCATCAGATTATTACCGCTATTTACTGCTTTAATATCTGTAGGCCAGTATGAAGTGATCGCCGCTGAATCGGCATATCTTGTTAATGTTGTTTCTTCTTGTGTTTGCGGGTCTTTATTACAGACCATCGTTCCTAATGTAAATGTAATATCCGCGATGAGCTGTGCTGGGCCCGAGTCTATATTCCGTCCGCCCCAGAGACGAACACCGACAGTTCCGTTTTCATCACCTATCGCTGCTAAGATAAGTTCCAGACCCCTGATTGTGGCGGCATTAATGCCTTCAGCATATGCAGGTTTACTATCGAAAGTATTTGCATCGAGAGCCGGATTATCAACTGCCTCAACTGTGCGTAACAACTGCCAACCTGAATTATTCCTTGAATTCTGCATTTATATACTCATTTAACTTTTATAAAATTTCTCGGCCATTGGGCCGAATCATCTGTTTTTCACTTTTAGTTTTTAACTTTTCACTTTTAAACAAACCTATTTAATCTTCTAAATGGACTTGCCGGAGCAAGCGTACCTGTCACATTGCCGCAAACAACACCTTTTCTTAAATTTGCTGCATCAGGTATAAGAGCTAAAATAGATGGATTTGGATTGCCCCAAATTTCCCAATAATTATCTGGATTTGGTGTATAAATCATGCTTCCAGTTACCGGCATAGACCACTCCGAGCTTATCATATTGCAGCCGTTAAGAATTGCGGGAAATGCCATGCTTTTAACAGCTTCGCAAAATGAACCACTGCCAGCAATTAAAGTTGAATTTTCAATTATGCAGCTACCGTCTTCTAAGCGAATGGCATTTGCATCAAAACCTGTGCCGCCGATAAGAGTACAATTATTAATGTACAAGTTTGCAATATCATTATATTGCGCACTAAATACACAAGATGCATATTCTCCTTCAGCGAGTAGTGTTCCATTGTAAATATTTGCAAAAGTGGTCATGCCGGTCAACTGCACACCAATCGAATAATCGCCGGTAGCTATAATATCACCATACATATTCAAAGTGGTATTGTCTTGATACATACATATTGCGCCGTTTTCGGTGCCGTTTGCTATCAAATCTCCAAAAATAGTTACATCGGAGTTTGGCTGTATATCAATACTGCTGTACTGTGTATTATTTTCAATATCTGCATGTATGACAAGACCTGTACCAGAAAATCTGAAAAAATTATTATCACATACTAATTTAGCACATGTCAAATTTGTACTGATTGTAAAGATTTTGCCATTTGAGAAAAAAGTATCATTACTATAGTCAGTTACCGCAGTATCAAGCCAATCGCCTGAACCGTTTGCGGCCGAATTCCACTGATGATATGCATTGAAATTTTGTCCAACAAGTTGTGCGTACCAGTTTGCCATTATATCGCTTTCCTTATAGAATTTATTGCTCCTATTACCGAAACAAGCCCATCAAATAACGACGCAACTTGCGGAGCAAGCGATACCAAATCGGCCGGCAAGTTCATAATATCAGGTATTCTTATACTTGCGTGCTGTCCTGTTGCTTTTATCCAAGCCCCATCGTTATTAATTGCACCGGCCAAATTAATATTTGCAGATACCCGCAATTGACCGTTTACAATTCTTGACGATAGAACAATATTTGACGCATAAACTGCATTTGGTGTTTCTATCTGTGTCTCAACTGGTAAAGGCATTTTTTGATTTCCTATTCAATTACTTTGAAATTAAATGTAACAACGCTTGTAAAAACACTCGGAGGCTGGATATGCTCGACCGAATATAAAGGATCAATGGATTGCTTGAAACATACAGCGCCGATATCCTGATAAACTTTATTACGAAAACTTTTAGCAATAGCCAAAACAAGCTCGGTTAGAGCTGTAACTTCAATATCATCCGGCGTTTTTACTGCTTTTTGGACGGCAATATCTACCTGGTAATCGAATTCACTGCTGTTTCTGCTGGCATTCGTGATATTTACACTCTTTGGAACGACAGTAACTTTTAAATTTGATAAATCTTTGAGTTCATAAAATGGAAACAATGTCTTTACCGCAGAAAACGGCAATGCGAAACTGCTTTCATTTAAACTTTGAACAATTTTTTCAGCTAATTGCAATACCATATCACTCTTCGTCCTTTTTCACAGCGGCAAGACCATCGGGATTATCCATCTTAAATGCATTTGCATCTAACAAACATGGCCGCTCGCGACATACTGCACAAAAAGTCTGAATTGCATTTATGAGCCGTTCCTCCTGCGAGCTTTTTTCCTTAATAAGTTTTTGAAGAGAGGCAACCAGGCAGTAATTGCTGTACATAAGATATGCAACTAACGCGAAGCACAGCCCTAATTCGCCATATTTCATGAATTCATCTGCAACGGTAACCACTTCAGTGCTAGTTGAAGCCAGCATGAAAAATGGTACACCGGATAAAATTATCTTCGTTGTCAGTGACATAAATTAGATTTCCTTTGTATGAAAGCGAATAATTTTGTGATAAGGATCTCTGTATCGCCAGCAGCCATCACCAATAAATTGTGCTTCGTATAGTGCACTATCCGTTTGGATTTGATCACCTGCTTTTGGCAGCGTTAATAAACCGTCAATGATCAAATCCGATGCGGTAAATAAAAAATCTGTTACCTGCCCGCCAATTTGAAAGCCTGACTCATCTTCTACCTTGTAGTCTGTCTTTCCAAAACTGGCGCAGATATTTATGCTATCTGCGCCACGTTTATAAATTACAGTTTCCGATGCATGTGCTTTGAGCTTTTCAGCTAAAAAATCAATTCCTTGTTTCAGCAAGTTTGCCATAAAATTTTAAAATTTCTAAATCCTAATATCTAAGCCCTAAACAAATCCCAATTACCAAAATTCGAATTTTAAAATTATTTAGAATTTAGGGTTTAGTATTTAGGATTTTAGTTTTCTTGTGCCCAGGTTCCGCGAATAGCTTTGATTCGGTAGCCATCTGTTCCATCAGCAACAAACGTTATAAAATCACCTTTTTTCGCTGTTGCTTTTGTATTGTCGATTTGGAAACCGTCGCCGCCTGCGGCAATGCCAAGACCGCCAAGCGATTTATCACCCGCCTGGAAATCAACTGAAACTTTCGCTGCTCCGTCGGCTGCCATATTCATAACCGTAAATTCAAGACCAACGGCAGTCGCAGGAAGAGTGATAACGGTATTATCCGCCGTACAATCGTAGCAACTGCCTGACTCTGTAACCGCCGCATTTGCGTTTGCTGCTTTAGTGATGCGAGCAGCACCTGCAAATGTCGGGATTCGAGCATCGAATTTGTTTAATGCAACATAAACAAACTCATCCGCTGCCGCAGCTGGTATAACCGCCGTTCCGAGAAGTACATCACCAGAGGCTTGTGCGTCACCGCCAATTTGCGTGGCCGCTCCGCTTCCAGCTACGCCACCTTGCGGATTACCATCGGCATCGAACCAGACAGGCAGACCTGCTGCAAATGCTTCATTCTTTTTGAGAACTGCAAATATACCTTCAACAGCCAGTGCGCCTTTGGTATTTGCCGGGATATCAAGCTTTGTTATCCCGACAAGACCTTTTTGCACAACGATTGTTCCGGCTGCTACATCAACAGCCGGTGTGTAATCGATCGATTTGCCATTTTGATAAAAACTAATCATTGTTTTTTACTCCTATTTAAAAAAGAAAGTTATTAAGCTTCACCTTTGAACTTCACAGCGCCGCGATAATCCTGCTCACGAACACCGAAATCGATAAAGCCCCTGAACTGAATCCCAAGTGTATTAAAATCTGCATCGGTTTTTTCAACTGTGGGTTGATCAATTCCATTGAGGAACGCAACTTCCAAGGCAGGAAGCCTGTTTGGATCAGCAAACAGATACCATGCCTTTGAACTGTATCCTGCAAAAGATGAGTTGCTCAGATAACTGCTGGAAACAACTTCATATTTACCTATATGCGGATTAGATGCAGGTTTACCCTTATTGGCAGTTGTAGTTTCATTGAGGGTTGGTGACTTCATCAGCAAATCAGCTGGAACTCTCAATGCCGTTGGTACTAAAATCAATGATGGCTGAACACCAAGAGGCTTACCATTTGGTTTAGTCTGTTCACCAAATACAACCTCGGCATCTGTTAGTGAATCAACACCTAAGGCAGTATCTGCGCCATCTTTATAATTCTTATGAGCCGTCGAGAAAAAGCTCGATGGATTAGATAAAAGCAGTCCCCAGACAGCATCAGCTATAGCTTCCGCTGCTCCCATACCAATCTGTCTCGGCACATCCGTAAAAGCTGCAAGGTCATCATTGATAATCATCTGGCGGGTTAAGGCAAACATGATACCGTGGGTATCAGCCTTCTGGCCGTATTTCTGCTCATCAATTTTACCGTGTTTTAATTCGCCATCCGGGCCTACCTGCTCGAATTTAAAACTTCCGGTCATTCGATATCTACTGTGTTCTTTAAAATCATTAACACTTGCAATCTTGCAAATCTTTCGCCATGCATCTTCAATGTAGTTATAACCTTCCAAGAGCATCTTATTAGCTACATTGGAGAGTATCCCCGGCAGCGATGCTGTACTGAAAGCCGCTGCAAGCCATGCCGATGCATCCCTACGGAATCTTGGAAGCTGCATAGCGCAAATCTGCTCACAATATTCCTGGATACCAATACCACGAAGTTTTTCAGCGGCATCAAGCGTCTGGTCATCGTAATGCGTTTCCAAACGAGAGCTTGAAATACCCGAAGCCATCAATGCTACAGCTTCAAACACTTTTGGGGTTGCCGCAGGTTTCTGGGAAGTGATGATATTTACATTTGGTCTGGATGCTCGCAGAACTTCCAATTCACATTTGCTCTGATCCCAACCTTCGGCAATTGCTTTTGCTTCGATATCATCGTATTTGCCGCAGCAGATTTTCTTAATGGCTGCGATACGGGTAGTTTCCGCTGCGGCTGCTGCCCTGATATCTGAGACAGCAGACTCTGCATTGATTGTAGTTTCCTGATTTTCTTTATTGTCGAGATTTTCCATAGTGTCCTCCGATTTATTTGCTGCAATTGTTGCCGAAGTATTATTATCTGCACCCAGGGTCACAAAACTAATTTCACCAAGGGTTGATTTACGTGCGATATTTAATGGGCCTGTAAAATCTTTGCCATTTACTTTTGCGATACTGCCTGCTTTTATAAATTCTACCTGGTCTGCCCTTGCCCCAATCGATGCCTGCCATTTGAATCCTTTATCAGCCAAAGCAATTACACGCGTTACTCTGGGTGAATCACCTAAGATTTCCCCAACCGCGATTAGATTATTTTCCAGAATATCCACATGGTCAGTCTGGCCAAGCAAATCATCGATATCCTGGTTATGACTTATAAATATTGGCCGCGAGGAATTGCCAACATTCAATCCCTGCAAGTCAATAACCACAGGATATTTCCAGCCTTCAAGCATCATTGTGCCGCCAGTATACGCCGTCATTGAGAAACGTCTGTTTTTGGGTTTTTCGTTTTCACCGATTGCCTGTGCTGCTTCGATTGAAAAGTTTGCTGTTAAATTTAGTTTATTCTGCGTCATCGTCTTTCTCCAAAATTGAGGTTGTTTGTTTTTCTGATGAAATTCCTAATTCATCCATAAGTTTTTTCTCACGCGATCTCTGGCGAAGTTCAACTTCCCAGTCCTTGCCCTGCTTTGCATATTCATCAGCCAATGTAGTTGTATGATTGGAAAGTCTGATTTCCTGTGCTTTTGCCTCTTTTGCAGGATCAACATGCTCAGTCCCATCCCAAAACCACTGATGGCAAGGCGTAGCCCTGCACCGGCTCATAATTGTTCGCCAACTGAGTGGCAGATAGTCGGAAATTAAAATTGCTTCATTAAGCCATGCCTGCAAAATTCTATCGAGAATTACAAGTGCCATGTCCGCCTGATCCACCCGGATACTTTTGTAATATGTTTGATGGTCGAGCCGGCCGGAGGCATAGTTGTATCCCGATGAATTACATGCCGCGATATTAAATGGCATATTCAGACAGCGAGCTATCTCATTTAGAATCTGATTTTTGAATTCGCCGTATGTAGTTGTTGGCTGATGGGCTTCTATCTGGCCAAGTTTCCAGCCATCGGGAAGCGTAGTTGCCATTCGTTTTTCAAGTTGAACTACATCCATCGGCTCTAAATTTGCAGCTTCACCATTTGCCGGGCTGTCTGTATATAAAACCGCCGCAAAATCAGCTGCAGTTTCAGCGGCTGCTATTACTGCCAGCGTATATCTTCGAAGTTGTGCAAATAGCGGAAGTGCCGGAGTAATTTCCGGAATCCCCCTGCTTTGACCTGGTCTATCAGCCCGGAACCAGTGGACCATCGAATTTGCCTCGACGGCACTGTATTCCTGATCAAACATCTGAGAAACTGCTCCGGGATGGTTCTTTAACACATAATAAAATGCAGGATTACCGAATTCATCAAATTGAATTCCATCGGTCCGATTATTTAAAATATAGTTTTTAGACCACGGGGTAGTCACCTGGTCTGCTTCAATTAATCTCAAGTCAAGTTTTACAGGAGAATTTAAATTCCTGTTTATTGAAAGTATCCCGAATGCCTCACCATCGCTTGCTCGTACCATCCGCATAGTGCGGAGTTTCTGGGCAAGTTTGATTTGAGATGCCCAGTTCATAAACTCTGTTTCGATAATGCCGTTGCCAAGATCGTCATCAGTAAGCATTTGAAGTCTTGGGCCTGTGCCGACAACATCATTAGCCAAGGTAGTAACAATTCCGCGGGCATAGCTGTTATTTGCAACTTCGTAGCGGCTGCGGTTTCGAAGAGTTTTGCGAACATCGGCGCTTGCGGCAGAATCTGCCGATAAAGAATCTGCATTAGCCCAATGCCGCTGATTATCAGCTGTGGTCTGGGCGGCATCGAACCTTGCCCGCAGGATTCGTCCTGCCGGATGCAAGAGTTTTTGCTTTTTATTTTTACCGAAAAACCACATACTTAAACCGTTCCTGATGGAGATAACTTTGAGAATTTGATTCCCAGACCTTTACGCCGCGTCGCATTTTTACTTGCTAGGTATTTATCCGCTGCAATCTGTTCAGAGAGTGGATGCTGCTCGACTGAATTTCCGTCGCTGGTTACTTTTGCTGGGCTGGACGCGTTATCCAAAATCGAATTATTTAAATCGTCTGTCATAATTGCGGGAGAAGGATTCGAACCTTCATCTTGCAGGGCATGAGCCTGCCGAGCTACCGTTGCTCTATCCCGCCAAAAGCAACTAAATTTTACGGATATAAAAAAATAAGCCGATCCGGGTGTTCGGCCCCGAACGGCTTTTGTAGTTTTCTGGATACCTGCGAGGATCAGTCGCAAGCTACCCGCGTTATTTAGTTGTCAAGTTTGATCATGACATGTAGATTTTGATATGCAATAGTGATATGTAAAAATATTAAAATTTATTACACCTGTAGACATCAACTTTATCAGAAAAGCTTCTGTCCTGGTGTTGAGATGATTTTTCCAGGCCAAAATACTCCAATTACAAGCCATACGTTATAAGGAAATCTCGTTCCCATAAAAAAACGCGTATCCTTATCTTCTCGGCACATTTCATCAAGATATTTTTTGCGAACAGATTCAGCGGCTGCTTCATCGGAACCAAGGCGGGCGCTCTCATTTAAAAATAAAACACCAAGTTCCCAATCTTCAATCATAGCACGGTGTGGCTTTGTACTATCTTCGCACTGAAAAACATATTGGAACTTATATGGTAATTTTCGTAATGGTTTCTGTGGAGGACCGAATAACCGCATTTGAGTAAACATGGCCGTCCATTCAGACTTCCATTCAGAATCCGCATCGCTAATTTCAAGATCAAGCACTTTTTTCGGTTTAACTATTCCCAAAGACACAAGTTCTTCATCATATAATGCAGATAGTTGATTAACAGTATGGTGGGGCATTTTATCAATTATCAGCCTCCGTTCAGCCCAATTATTTTTCGGAGAAAGTTTTTCACCTATTATATGTATGGAATCTAATTGAGGCTCTCGACTTTCTTTTCTCTTATCATTTCCATGCCCCCTATTAGCTAAACCAACCTCAATCCATTGATATTTGTGGAATTGCTGATGTGCGGGTCTATATCGATAGTCTATAGGATATAAACGTACCCATTGTAAGTCCGCGGTAATTCCAGCAACACAAACCAACTCTAAATACTTTGTTGATGGATGTGGATAAGTCATTACAGTGATGAGTACTTTTGTTGGAATATACGTACTCAATTAAGACCTCGTAAATGGATTATTTCAAGACTTGTTTTTTTTGCCAATGCTTTAGCCAAAATATTACGATGGCAAAAAGCTGGATCACTTTCCATGCAAACTAAAACAGAAGGCTGACCTGTCATCAAAGGTACCAATTCCTCTAATTTATCCGACAACTTCGAAAGAGATTTTTCATAAACCTCGAATAGTTCTCTATAATCTTCCGGAGATTCCAGTTGCTTTCTATCTTCGGATGCAATACCTAACTCAGGAATGTGCCTATATTTTAGCTCAAGGAATTGACTTATACGATCAAGGGTCTTTTTATGAAAACCATATCTGCGAGCCACTGGGTTACGCCTGACATCGAGTATTTGTGTAATTCCGTTTCTGATTAACATATCCATGAAACCATCAACCTGCAATCCTTCATAGCCCGCTGTATAAATTGCAGGCTTACCAACAGGACGAGCCATCAACTTTTTAATCCGGCTATTTATTGTGAAGTATGGATTTTTCGAATAGATATGTTGCACAACATCATCGACTTTCCATTTCCCGTAACGTTTGACTACGTCAAATATGTCACTTCTTAGCTGTGTTTTCAAATCCTCTGTACATTCATAATTACCTGTAGCACTCCATGTCTTTGTATCAGGCAACATCACCAAGCCTTCTTCTATTAGTTTATTCATTTCTTGAAAAAGACCAAATGAAAAAGGCCCATACTGATATGGCACAAACTGATAAAACGAATCTCCACCTTTCGAAGGCATTTCAGTGGCTAACAGAAAGCACCATTTGACCACTTCCAAATGAGAAACTGGTCGCTGCGCTAACTGGAGCATATACAAAATACATTTTTGTCTTGAAAGCATAAAAATCGGATTCCATTATTATCTACATACATTATAATAATCGTCAATTACCAATGCAATACTTGATAGCATTTTATATTGTTATCCAATAATCTTTTCACCCGTCGTAATCCTTTTTCCGCATTTTCGGCATTGTCTACGACGAATAATCTTGCCCCCTTTATCTTTTCGTGTATAAATTACTTTAAAATATTTGCCACCGCAATTACGGCATATTAATCCTATTTGTTCACAGTTGTTTGTGAAATCAAGCATCAGTAACTCCTTTTCTGAATATCTGACAATTTAATTCGCTGTCTTTTCGCATGCGTTTTAATATTATGACCGCTTAAACTGCATCCACACATCGATGCCGCTACCGAACATCCAACCATGCAATCAAACCAGTGATTATCAAGACCGCCGACCTTCGGTAACCATTGATAAACTACCCTTCCGTGTCCTTCAGTTCGTACCCAGCTTTCAGAACCCGCTATATGCTGAGCAAATAATGAATGCTGATGGCCGCCTTTGCCGAATAGCGTCATACTGCCATGATCCCCCGCTGCTACAAAGAATCTTTCATGCACGAAAGTTTTCCAGTAATTCGTATCAATAGCAACATGCGTAAATTCGCCGGTCTTATTAATATTGGGGATATACCAATGATGACCATGCCTTTCGCCGGGCTTTCTTTTATAGCTGGACATCGGTTTATTGGCGGCTTTGATGCCGACACCTTTTGAAGCCATGATATTACTTCCGAGCTTGTGACGTATATTTTCAACAATCCCGGGCATATAACCGCTATCAATCAAACATTTATCAATCTTCACGACGCCGGTGCCGCGGTTCCAGTCTCGATTTAGATAATCGCTGCACAACTTTTCCAATCCAGCCTGTATCGCCCCTTCTTTTTCCATGCCACGATAAATATCCTGCAAGCTGATTTGTGCTTTGCGAAGTGTAAATGATGCACGCCTCTGGTCAGGATATGTTCCATAATCCACAACAAATCCAGTAAAATCCTCGGCCCATGCACATACCGTATAGAAAAGCAGCTTATCATGCACATCGATAAACATGGTAAGGTATTGACATGACAATGGAACCTCATACCTTTTTCGGCCGTTGGTTTTTTCCATAACCTGCTCAACAGTTAAGACCTGTTCATCAGATTGTTCTGCAATAGGATCGTTCTGATATTCAGCATAAAATGCCGCTTCATCACGGATCATCAGATTCATGGCATGCTGAATTGCAGATACTTCATCTTCATTATGACGCTGCGGCCATGCAACACTGCTACCGCTGTCCATAGAGGATTGATTTTGAATATAAAATTCAGTTGCCTCTTTTCCGCCGTTGCCAGCTCTAAGGCTTTCTGCCCGTATTTCCTCGTACTTTTCCCAAAGTTTATTATCCGTCGGAAATGCATAAACCATTTTAGTGCATTGGCCTTGCCATTCAGGATTTTTATCAAGATCAAGAAGCTGGTCGGCAAGGTCTTTGCAGTAGATTTTTGTACAGGTAAGTAGTCCGGATATTTTCTTGCCGGGACCAGCCATACCGAGGACATCACCATTTAATGTGCTTAGTCTCTGACTGGTCTGATCCGCTGATTTGGCAGATTCCCTTGTTTGCGGATCATCAATGAGAACCAAATCAGGTCGAATTATCTTACCGTCCATGGTTGTATGAATCTGTCCGCGAATATTACTATCCAGACTATCAACCGTAATCACAGAACCTGATGCAATACTGCCCGCTATTGTTGGAATAACAATTTTATGGGTTCCCCACACTGGATATGTAAGCCGGCCTTCATACCTTTGTCCTCTTTGTTTATGAGCAGAGTTTTCCAGACACTGAATAGGATAAATAATTTCAGGAAAATCCGCCAGTAACAAGTCATTACCGAGCATCGCCGCCTGAACACTTTGAAAAAGATTTAATGATTGCCTTGTGGCAGAACCAATCAAACAAACATATCTGCGAGCGCCAATTAAAATAGCCCAAATGGCAGCCGACCTTGTCAGAGCGGATTTGCCGCTTCCGCGAGGCATCGCAAAAGCAAATAGCCCGCCATTGAGAACCGATTGCTCAATTTTAGCAATAACTTTCAAATGGTCGTCAGACCAAGGTAAATAAAACACATCTGCAAAATACGTCTCGCAAAAAAACCTAAAATCACTACATGCTTTCTCCCGACGCTCAACATTTTCAATAGCAGGGATTTCACCTATATCCTGGGCAGCTTTTCGTGCGGCATTTTTAGCAACTAAATCTTTAAGACGCGATTCTTCTACAGTTTGCTTGGTCTGTTTTGGTTTTTCATATTCGCGGGCCAGCCATGAGACATAGCGAATAAGATTTATATGCTTCCCATCGCCAATTCGGTATGCCGCTGAGTTCATCTGCCAGCGAAGCTGGTTCTGGGATAAAACATTGCCCAGCGGAGTCGCATTCATCAGTCGTAATAGTTGTATTTGCGTTAAATTATTTACATCAATTGCCATTATTTATCTTTCGATTCAGCCAAGCTGCGTAATGAATAATATTAATCGTCCCATCTGCGGCTGTCGGCATACCTTGTTCTATATGTTTGCGGATAATCTCAGCCGGTAATCCCAGCATCTTAGCGGCCATTTCCACAGTTAATGCCGAAGGATTCAACTTCGGACTACCAGGTTTAACATTGTTTTGCTCACTCATTAAAAATCTCACATGTTTCTAAAAATAATTGATTATTTCGCTTGGCTTAATCGAAAAAACATGGCCTGATCCATGCAACATAGAACATAAATTTTTGAAAGGGAAAAAATGGCAAATTATGGAAAAAGAACCAAAACAAAAAAAGCCCGCGAGCTTCTTAAAGACCTCACAGCGATAAATACGCTTTACCGCACAACACCAAATTGGATTAAAGAACAAAGAGCAAAGATTTACAGATTTCTGAAAAAACAAAAGTAAAAAGAAAGGAATAAATATGACAAACGTAAACGAACATAAGAAAGCCAGATTCGATATTGCAAACCTGCTCGGATGGTTTGAATGCGAATTAGAAAAAGAAACAAATACCGGTTCGCCAGTAGATGCCCTGCGAGAATTGATACGGGCATTAGCACTATTTTCCGGCATATCAGAAAAACAAATCAAAGAATCACTCGAAGACTTAACCCACACAAACAATGAAAACGAAAGGACAAGCAAATGAAAATCCAAATCACAAAGGGCAAATACAAAGGAATTCGCGGCAGAGTTGTTGGAGTTTATACCGATGGTCGCTATGACATCAACGTCATCAAACCAACCCACACAAAACCCACCCAACCAAAAATCCCCACACAAATGGTCATCAAAATAAATAATTGCAAGGAGATATAATAAATGAAGGTTAAAACCATCATACTCGAAGGCGAAACAGGATACATAGCAACAATCAGCAGAGAAGAAAAAAGTATCGTCTGTCACATCGCAGATAAGACTGGAAATTGCGTAAACATCCATCTTGTATCGCCTGATGATCGGGACGATCAGTTCAGCCTTGCTGAATGCATACAGTTCCAACTTGATGGCTGCCACGGTACCAACAGTATGAAACATGATTATTTCAGAATGATAACACTTTTTGCAGATTAAGGAGATTTTAAAATGAACGAAATGACAATGGAACAAATTATTGCAGATGCATTGATAGAACAAGATGAAATTATCTCGACACGAACCTTTGAATCTGCCGGTGTTCTTACAACAAACAATGGTCTTGTAGTTAGAACAGAAGATGGCAGCGAATTTCAAATTACTATTATTCAAAGCAGATAAATTAATATTTTTTATGAAAGGCAATGTACTATGAAAAAGGATGACATTAAAACTGGCGGTCTCTACACTATGAAAGTTGGCAAGAACACCACCGCAGTTCGTATTATGAGCCAAAACGCAGATGGCCACTGGGTTGCTTGTAATATCAAGACCAACAAAGAAGTCGTAATTAAATCTGCCAACCAACTTACCGGTGTCTACCGCACCCAAAGCGATAAGGCGGCGCAGGGTGAAACACACACAAACGAATCGAGCAAAACCGCAAAGCGAACGAAAGAACCCACCTTGTCGAAAACTGGTATTTTGGCTGCCGCCTTGCTGGTTCTGGAAGAAGAAGCTAAAGCACTCAATTGCCCTCAGATGGTCAAACTTATGTTCGAAAAAGGTTACTGGAAGACCGATGCCAAAACTCCGGCAGCAACTCTTCATTCTGCAATATCGACCGAGATTAAGAAAAAAGGCGGCGATGCCAGATTTCGCAAAATCGAACGCGGCAAATTTGAATTGGTTAAACAGTAATAACATTACAGTTCGTCCCCCCAAAGCTGCGGTGTTTTATCAACGCAGCTTTTTTTAATTCCGAAAGCGGACTGTCGGAACCGCCCCGACCTCTTGACCATGGGTAGGTCACGGCTCTCTCTTGAGCCCTCGCCCGCATCTATTTTCCAGATTAAATCATCCTTTTTGGGATACCGTTTTGTCCAATCAACTGAACTTTCCCGCAGTAATTGCTTTCGTATCTTGTGGCTACACAGGAATCTGCAATATCGGAACTGCCTGCCCCATATTTTTTTTAGGCCCAATTTTACATATACATCTTTTCCGCGAGAACCGAACCTTGTATTCAATAATCTCGGATGTACAGGTTCGCCATCGTCCGTCAGATAAATTTCTGTAGTAATAAATCCTCCATACATCCAATTTGCAGCCTGGTAAATATAACCCGGCTTTCCGCGCAGACCATCCGCCCATGTAAATAGAACAATTTTCTCAGGCTGATTCTGTTTGAACCACAATTCACATCCAGCCAAAAGCTGGCTTTCGGTATTTCGCGGCAAATCGTCCCGGCAGCACAAGCGATTTAATTCCCAATAGTCTTTTGTATCCAGTGATGGGAATAGTTTCTGGATAGTATGTCTCGGTCTCGTACCCCATCCCCATATAGCAACACCTGCCAGACCATCTCTGTCGTAAAAACCAAGCGGCACGATGCAATGCGGCGGAAAAACATTGCTGTAATGCCACCTGCGACAAAGCTCTTTTGCTTGATTTATGGGGATGGGTTGTACGTTAATCATTAGTTAAGCCTTTTCAAGTTGTGCTTTTTTACCAGTGAATTCTTCCCAGCGTTTAATTAACACATCTACATATTTAGGGTCAATTTCCATACCATAACAAACGCGGCCATTTTTCTGACTTGCGATAAGCGTGGTGCCGGAACCTAAAAATAAATCCAGAACAACATTTCCAGCTCTTGAACTATTCATCAGCGCCCTTTCCACTATTTCCACGGGCTTCATAGTGGGATGAAGTCTATTGGCAGCTGGTTTCTTTTCTTCCCAGACGGTATTTTGAGTTTTATCACCGTACCAATTGTCTGATTTGCCTTTGATATGCGCATAGAAAATTGGTTCATGACGGAACTTATATCTGCCAAATCCCCATGCAAATGTGTTTTTTACCCATACAATCTGAACCCTGGGTTCTATTCCTGCTCGGCGCATACTTGCCTCGGTATCCATTTGCCAGGCAGATGCATGACAAATATACAGTGCAGCATTGTCGGATACATTCTCTGCAAATCTGGTGAAAAACGAATCCATGAAACGTATGTATTCCGCTTCAGGCATTGCATCGGACTTAATAGTGAGTGCGTCCTCGGTATACCCTTCATAGTCGACATTATACGGGCCGTCAGTGAAAACCATATCTGCCTTAACACCTGCCATAAGTCTATCGACATCTTCTTTTTTGGTACTGTCACCGCATAAAACTATATGAGCGCCTTTTACATCCTGGCGGGTATATTCAAATTCATGTCCGCATTGACACTTAGTCTTCATTGGTTGTCTTCCTTTCGATTTGCATTGCCTTTTTTCCTGTAAATTCCTCCCATCGCTGAATGCAGATGTCCACATAAAGCGGGTCTATTTCAATGGCCATACATCTTCGGCCTAACTTGTGAGCTGCGATTATTGTCGTACCTGAGCCGCAGAATGGCTCAAGTACACAAGCGCCGGTTCTTGTTCCCATCGAAATAAAATGTTCTGCAAACGCAACCGGAAACACGGCCGCATGAACATCGGAAAACTCATTTTTGCCCGATGGATTAAGCTCAAATACATTGGATATATCCCTGAAAGTATTTGTCTTTATCTGGCGTGTGGGATTTAACTGTGTTGCGAAAATAAAGATATACTCAAACCTGGAATTCATAACAGATTCGCACATGGCAGGTTGCCCCCCGCCTTTATGCCATATCGCAACATCACAAAAATGCTCTCGCAGCGCATACAACATATCGATGACAGCAATTTTATTACCGGATAATTGCTGAATATTTATGAATTGATATTGGCTATGTTTTTGAACATTTTTAATTACCGCTATCAAAAACGATAAATATTCTTGCTGGGTTTTATTGTCACTATCATTGGCGTACTTTTGCTCGGTCATATTCTTATTACCGCCCAGAGAATTGTCACCGGCGTTGTATGGTGGGCTGCTGAAAACAATATCTGCAATCTCTCCGCTCATCAGGTACGCAAGGTCATCGCCGCTTGTGGAGTCACCGCAAAGCAGTCGATGACCACCGGATACATTGGCAGGCGATATTTCAAATTCATGTTGGCATTGCTGGCAAATCATAGACTGTGTTCCTTTCCGCATTTTGGACATTTAACTTTTCCGCCGAGAATGTATAAATCACCAGGCTTTGTTACAGCTTCCTTGGGAGGTTCTGGAACCGCATCCTCATCGGTAAGACCTTCTTCTGTTGGTTCAGCAAGTAAATCTGAAAGTTCTTCTTCACTGAAACCGAGCAAATCAAGATTAAAATCCAAATTCTGAAGTTCTTTTAGTTCGACAGGGAGTAGTTCATAATTCCAGTCCGCTATTTCAGCGGTTTTATTGTCGGCGAGTCTGTAAGCCCGAACCTGTGCCTCGGTGAGGTCTGTGGCGACATGAACTGGAACTTTTTTTAATCCAAGTTTTTGAGCGGCTTTAAGTCGTGTGTGCCCGACAACTACTATCCCTTCTCTATCGACAACTATAGGTTGCCTAAAGCCAAATTCTTTCAAACTTTCCACAACTGCATCGACAGCGTTGTCATTTATGCGAGGGTTACCCGCATACGGTGTCACTAAATTAATATCCCGTAATTCAACTTTCATAAAAACCTTCCTTAAAAAATTTTCCTAATAATTTTCAAAATAAAATCCTTACCATGCCTGCCGCGCCGCACCGTGCCTTGCCTCGCCCGACCGGGCCTTACTTTGCCGCGACTAACCATACCTGCCTTACCTTGCCCGACCCCGCCAAGCCCTACCTTGCCTTACCGAACCGAGCCACACCGTGCCCCGCCGCACCTGCCAAGCCACATCTAAATATCTCCGCATAACTCACAAAAAACGCGATTTTTGTTTCAAAAATGCGGTTTTTTAGCCACTTTTGAAAAAAATGTAGTACCCGACCGAATGTCTTTTAAACGGGTACTTCTTCCGCCGCGGTCTTGGAACTTTTCCGTCAGGAAGGAACCATTCCGCGCCACGTTGCGTCAGGTTGCGATAAATATTTTTGTGCGTAGAGAGATCGCTTATTTCTATTTGGTCGCAACCTGCGCAAACCTGTGCGTTTTTAAAAAAGTTAACTACCAAGTGATGTCTTCCTTGCTTCACCAATGTTTTGGTACAATTGTGTTTCAACAGCTTTTACTTCCGGCACGGTTGATTGCGAAACCTGCTTCATAGTCAGCTCAACGCCTTGTTTGTGTGCATCGTACTTTGCTTGTGCCTCAGCAGCTTTCTGTGCATTTCTTTTTGCAAGAGCTGTTGCTGTTGCAGCAGCGAGTCCTAGCCCAATTTCAATCAGCGGTGCATAAGGATTAAACGGTGCGCTCGCTGCGTTAGCTGCACGAGCTCCCTGCAAGATAGTTGTTAGACCATCGTCAGGATTTGTGTACTGCGCCGTTTTGATAGCGCTAGCAATAACTTGCGTTTTATCCTGAACTGCGTTGATTGTGCTTTGGAGTTTTTCAACTTTTGCAATTGTGTTGCCATCAATCGCTCCGCTCTGTTTAAGCGTTTCAAGCGTAGCCGTCGTCTGCTGTTGAAACATATCCACCTGGCTACTTAACTGCTGGGTCTGGTCAGCTAAGGCTTGAAGGTCATCTGGCCTGATGTTTACGTTCTGACATCCGCCAAGCCAAAGCACCAAAGTTGTGGCGATAAGAATTATCACAATCGCTATATCCCATTTTGTAATTGTTTTTAGATTTTTCATTTTTCTTACTCCTAAAAAAAGTTGGTTATTATTTTCGGCAACGTTTGCCGATTTTTCTTTTGAATTCATAAGCGGGCCATTGAGAACATTTGTGCTTCCGCAACGAGCACATGGTTTGACTACATTCAACTCTCTGCCGAAATACATCATTTGACAGTCGAGACAGTAATGAGCATAAAAATGTTTTTTTTCGTTTTTAATTATTACTGTATTCATATCTTTTTTTCTTTGTTAATCCGTAACCACTACCGGCAAACACTCGTATGTTTTAAATTGTTGGGTACTGGCTCAAATTCACCGCACCAGTAATCCCCCACAACTCTTGGCCAATTACCAAAACATTCATACTCACTTTTGTCTTTTCGAATAATGGTCTTGCCATGACGTGGCGGATGTCGTCGACATTCGCCCTCACCCGAAACGCCACAGTCTGGTATGACTTCATTGGGATCTGTTGGAAGTCCGGTATCGCTGCGGGCAAAGAACCGGCAATTAAAGCAGTCGATTTCGGTAGTCATTGTTTGTGTCCTTTCAGTAAAAAAATTAGTTATTTTCTCCGGCACTTTGCCGATTGTTTTTTATGCTCGCGGAACCCTAAACTTTCGGGGGAAATGTGTGTGTTTCAGACACACATCATTCCCCCCTTTAGGGGGGTACTGCGCAATTTCCGCGTATATTTCCAAAAATATTTTTCATAATTCATTGTTTTCAAAGAGCTTAGCATTTTTCATATCGCGGAAATCAGACGCCGATTCCGACGTGTCTGTTTCCGCGTCTGCGGCATATACTTAACTTGTGTCCTCATCAGGAGTTAAGGTGGAAATGTCGCGGAAATCATTTCCGGCCATTTCCGCGTCATTTCCGTTTTTTACCATGCGTACATAGCGCTCTGAAGAGCCGGTTAAATGAGCAATATTTGCGATGTCCGCGTCAGGATTTCGCGCTAGTAAAGCAGCGACCCATTGACCTTTTTCGCCGCTGAAACCTTCACGAAATTTCGTGTACTGAAACCTATTACCGGTGTGAATTTTGACTGCAAGATTTTCATCGATGGCCGAGTCCACCATAGATTTTGTCTTGCGTTCAGAGAGGTCATAATGCTTGCTAGCCAGCCGCGCAATATCGCTCATCAAGCACGGGTCTTGACTGCCAATGCAGGTGTCAACAAATTCATTGAGCATCACTTCTTTTTTAGATTCACGTTTCTTCTCTGCGCCAAGAAGTGCTGTCGGGTCAGCGGTTGTATCCACTTCAAATAACGGATGTTGTTTCCGCAAAACCAACGATTCAAGCGGAGCCCACGACCGCACAGCCGCATCCATCACAATTTTGTCAGCATCTTCATGTGGACGCAGTATGACGTGAGTATCGACAGCTCGAGATTGACTTCCGGCACCAGCGCCGACATCAGTAATTGATTTTTGAGACTGATTGCCCTTACTGGTATGGTGAATAAGAACAAATGCACAATTCAAACGCATCGCGTGACAATCCAAGCTATTGTATAACCGGGCAATTGCACCATTGTCGTTTTCATCCGTTTTGTCAGGAAGCGTACGGTAAAATGCGTCGAGAATAATCACCTTATAGGTATTGGGCACAAGCCGCTCAAAGTATTGACTAAGCGCCATTAAATCTTTCAGTTGACCGCGAAGAGATTTAATTTTCACTTGCTGGCTGAATAAATTGGGCTTGAGTTTCATTGCTTTGGCCAGTTCCATGTACCGATAGGTTAAAGTATTGACATGCAGTTCATTATCGATAACCAGAACAGACCCTTGCTCGACCTTAAATCCAAGCCAGTTCAGACCGGTAGCAATCGCAATCGACAGAGAATTGACCAGCCAGGATTTACCTACTTTGGGAGCAGCGATGATATTCATCGTCTCACCTTCGCGCAGTAAACCATGAATGATTGGTGGATTTAATCCGGAAAAATCGGTTATTAAATCACTGAGTGAAACCGCATCATCCTGCCATTCTTCGGTTGAATCTTTGCCGAATATCCCGGATACATCCACATCACTGCTATCCTGCTGTCTTTGTCCATAGCCTTGAGCGGCCAATGCTCGAGCCGCTTGATTAAAATCACCATCATGTTCTAAAAGTGTATAAACACTGAATGGTGAATATGCTTTTTCACTTTCAAATGGATAAGCATTGGTGGACCAGACATAGAAAACGCGATTTTTCAGCGTTGCCGACCAGCCGACTTGTTTACCCGGCCTGCGCCAATATTCATTTTCCCCTGCCTTAACGCAGGTCCAGCCGTTGGATTGCAGCAGTTGCTTGATATCGCCGCGAGCGTTGTAATCATCGCCCGGACGAAGGGTATTGTTTGGACTTGCCGCTATTGGTTCGGGCACCGGTTCTGGTGTGGGTTCCGGAATAAATTCATTCAGAGACCATGCCGCTTCAAGCAGAATTTCACGGTCTTCTGCCGTTAAAACCGGCAATGATGTAAAATCACCCTGAATTAATTCATAACCCGGCGATGGCGCACAAAGAAATAATCCGCCTTCGCCGCGAGTTTCAATAAGAGTAAGAACAATAAACCAATTACCATCTTTATCCTTGCGAGGTTTATAGCTTTTGCCACAGACCTCAGCTTCAACTTCCGAGGGAACTGTAACTTTCTGCTGGGCTAATTTCATATTGCCGGATATTTCAGATTCGCAGCGGTAAATCACATGAAGTCCCCCGGACTGCGATCTTTCAATCACCAATTTTTCAATCAGGCCGGGTGACTGGCTTTGTACAAGATCGTACCAATGCTTGTAAGCCTTAGCCTGCAGGTCGAAATCCATCATTTCAAGATTGCCGGAAACTTTACCGGATACGATACATACACCGTTATTTCCATTGCTGAACCAGTTTTGCAGTTCAGAATCATACGGAAGACGCTTCTGATATTCTTTCCAGCCGGGCAATGCGGCGAATTTTAACTCAACATTTGCCGGCAATACTGAGAGATCGGCTTTTAGATATGAAAAAGATATTTCTTTTAGATTGGACATAGTTTTTCTTAAATTAAAACGGTATTTCATCGTCTGCCTGAACATACTCAGGAATGTCTTTGTCATTCACCCAATCGTTCACTTGGGGATTTTCGAATTGATAACCGACTATCTTGTCAAATTGCTGACCTGGAATATGCTTAACGATTATTTTTATTGGCTCTCTCAATCTTCCGTTTATGGCAAAATGAACGGCCATTTCAGACTCATCCGGAACAAGACTATCACACCTCTGCTTCCACCAAACTTCGGCCTTATGGCGTGCAAAACCTGTGTGCTCGAAACATATCCATTCTGAAATATAAGAACCAAAACCTATTTTATATTGCACTCGCATGGTTCGAGGTGATTCGGTTTTAGCACCTTTCTTGGTGTGAACGTTGTATAACACCTCTTCGACCACGTATTCATTAACACTTGTCTGGTTGGATAGTATTCCTTCAGAACTTGCAGTAGTATCATGTTTGGTTTTCTCCGGCGGCGGAAATTCGTATCCACAAGCAGGACATCTTGCATAGGCGGCATGAATGATTTCATTACACTGCGGACATTCTTTTGCAGGTGCATCTCCGCTGCCTCTGACCGCTGCATCTGTAACCCGCAGGCAATCAACAGGGCCATGACGAAGAATATTTCCACCAAAATCCAATACGAGACAATCTTTTTTGTTTTCATGTAATCTAAAACCCCTTCCACAATTACCGACTATTGAAACTTTACCGTTACGACGCGTAACCAGCGTCCCTTTTTCTGTTGTTAAACACCAAACCCACTCGTTTCGCTGATATGCAACTGGAGCAAGTTTACACCGATTTGGCACTAAAGCATTTGGGTAACCGGATTGACCACCAATAAATGCATACCGCTGTTTTTTGATGTGCAACATAAATTGTCGTTGGGGACGTGGATTCCATTCGCTTGGCTTCTGTTTATGTGTACTCATATTGCAGCGGAAACCACGTTCTATTGCCAATTGCTGAATTCTATCAGCTAAACGTTGCCTACAACCCAAAGATATATCCATTGTACGTTTGTGATAAGACAGATTTGTCGGATTACGACCGTTGGCATAATTCATTGACATAAGCAGAATATGAAACTGGCGAACACTTAATGTGTCATACACTGCCGGAATATCTTTATCTATCCATTGAGAAAGTCGAGACCATCCACTTTTTTCATGGTTAACACCGCGCGGTTGCCCATATGGTATGACAAAGATTAGCCCATCTTGATAAGCAGTCAGTTTTCCCTTACGATGTATTGGATACTCTCGAAATCCAAATCCACAATCATTCAATACGGCCCGAATTATATCAACATACTTGATGGTGGACTGAGAAATGACGATTGTATTGTTGCATTGATTGTAGTAGCCATCAGTTAAAAACCATCCAAGAAATGACACCTCAGCATCTGACAGCAGTGCATCTAATGTATAGTTAGTACCGTTTCCAGAAATCGGAACCAGATATGTATCCTGTCGGGATGCTGCCTCACGAGCCGTCTGTAATTGCCAATTATGAGTACTGCGCGATTTGGAACGAACAACCATATTGTGTAAATCTGTCACACGAATATTAAGATGTGAGGCAGTAATCCCATACATTGATTCGCCTGATCGTAAACCCCTGTGGACTTTATCTTGAGCAGGTGCATAAACAATTTGTTCGGTTTGCATATCAAACGAAGCAACCTCGTCACCGGTAGCGACCTGATGACATTTTCGCCAGCCCCAACGGGTAAGCACCTCTGTTTCCATATCCAAACACATTTGATAGAAAAGCCCAGGCGACATCGTGGGCCTAAGCATTGCTATACAATCTATGTTAGGTGCATCAAAACCTACGCTTAAAATATTTACATTACATAAATAGTTGAGTTTTCCGCTTCGAAAATCATCAATCATCTTCTTTCGCCAGCCATCAGGACTATCGCCAGAAACAAAACCACATTCGATATTATGATTTTCCTGGAAAATCCGCTGAATATGTTTTCCATGTTCCACGCCAGCGGCAAAGATAAGAACTGCTTTTCTATCCTGTGTATATTCAAGAATTTCTAAACACGCAGCTTTAACTCTCGCCTCGGTATCCATCAATTCTTCAAGCTCGTTAGCGATAAATTCGCCACCGCGAACGTGAAGACCGCTTGTATCAATGCGCGTCTTCGAGGCTTTAGAACGCAGTGGCGATAAGAAACCGTCGCGGATTAATTCTTTAATCCCGATTTCGTAACAAATTTCATTTAGAATATTATCCGGGCCGCAAATCATGCCTGTGCCGGTTCTGTATGGCGTCGCGGTGCAGCCAACAATTCTAATATTTGGATTTACTATTTTTGCATCACGCAGGAACGATAAATACATTCCTTCACCACTTACGGGAATAAGATGGCTTTCATCTATTATGACAAGATCGAACGGTTCAAATTCAAATGCCTTTTTGTAAATGGATTGAATCGAAGCTGCGATAACCGGCTGGTGCATATCTTTCTGTTTTAATCCTGCAGAATAAATACCAACGAAATTATCACCGAGAAAATGTTTTATCTTTCCAGCATTCTGTTCGATAAGCTCCTGAACATGTGTAAGAACAAGCACTCGTCCATCCCAAAGCGATACAGCATCACTGCATATCTGGGCAAGGACAACGCTTTTACCTGAACCTGTCGGCAAAACAATACAGCCGTTGCCTGTACTTTTTCGCATATTATCGTAACATGCATTAACTGCTTGTTTTTGATATTCACGAAGCTCTATCATTGATTTTCCTTATTGTTACTATTGTTTTTCCGCCATTGACCGGGCTTTTCATAACGGTGGTCAGATGTTTAATCTGGCAATCGTTATGAAAGGCCCTGCCTTTTTCTAATGCATCAAGAAGCGGCTTTTGAATATTGTCGATATCACGCTTCCGCCTATCCGGCGGGTATGCCCTGACCTTTACTGCGAGCATACCCGTCATCGGACTGACCCTTGCTGCCATAAGGGCTGAGCAAACTTTACTGCGAAACCTTAGCCCATCAGCCCCTATGAACGTCCTGTTCCCCCGCCGTTTAAAATAATGATTTATAGTTGGCGGATATGGCAACTCTATGGTCAACGTTTCCAGGGAGCGAGTCCTTTCGCAGCAGATGGAGGATTTTGCATTTGTGCAGTTTCGCGTTTGCTGTAGGCTTTTATTTCATTTGTTGTTTCATCCGAGTCGTTGCGTTTTTTTACCTTGACTGAAATTTGTAAAGGTAAGTTATGTAATTGGACTGAATCCGCCGGTGTCATCACACCAACCGCTCGGCAAATATCGGCCAACTGACTTTTTGCGATTTTTACTGTAATCTCGTTTTTGTTTTCCAGACAAAGTCGCGACCAAACTAAACGGCCTTTGTATTCACCTTCAATAATTTGAAATTGGAGTTCGAGAAGACTGCCATCCCCATTTTTAGTGGGTTTCATTTGCGAATTGGTAATAATAGCAATATATTTTCCTGCAGGTATCGGATCAAAATTATCTGCTGGCTCTACATTGTTTGCGTCAAATCCACTAAGATTAGCCATTGTTTATTTCTCCATTTGATTGAGGTTCATTTGAATTATTAAGAGCGTTGAGAAATGCATCCCATGAAAGAGGGATTTTATTTTCAATACCATATCGATTTTTAGCTATCAGCTGGTTAGTCTCTTTTAATTCCAGCTCACGCTGCCCAGATGCTCCAATTTTTGCTGCGCCAACAAAATCACACCATTCAATCATTGTGTTCATCAGGTCAGGATGAATTTCGGGTGCGGATTTTTCAATCGTTATGCCATCGATGTTTGTTAAACTCTGTCGCGTAACATGCGCCAAAAGCAAAACTGATACACCTCGGTTGACAATCTGATCAAGTGTCGGAAGCAAATATTGGTAGACATAATTTCTAAGCACCTGTTTTCCGTTGCCATAACCGCCGTTTGAACGGTTGAGTGTTTTATCCATATTCTTGGCATCACCATTAACTCCGGCGACATGTTCCTCAATCCTGCGAAGCAGCCAGTCAATGCTATCAATCACAATCGATTCAAAGGGGTGCGGGGAGTTGGCAAGAAAATCAAGCCAGACCGCGATTTCATCCCATGTTTTCAGATATGGGCTACGATTACAGGCAACATGACATGCGCCGTTTTCACAATCAACAATTATGGCCTTGTTGCATCCTGCACCAAAGGTTGTTTTTCCGACGCCCGGTGGGCCATAAACTATGCCTTTTGGGGCTCGCATATGCGTTTCATTTAAAATAGAATCTAAAAAATTCATTTTTTACCTTTCTTATTGAAATTAATTTATGTACTGCTACTCAACGTGAAACATCCCGTAAGAACCATTCTTTTGTGGACGCCATTCACCAACACCGATTGCAAATCCTGCGGTATTAAATAAATTTGTTACCTGCTCGGCAGATAAAACATTTGCGTTATATCTAATATCAAGTTTTACAGACCACGTCTTAAATTCACCGCGATATCGAATATCTGCGCCGCTAAAAATTCTGACCATGTCTTCCCGCATTGCAGGTTTTGAACCTTCGATAATTGCCATCTCGCCATTAATATGAAATGCGCCGCGAGCCTCAACTTTGGTCACACCATCAACATGCGAACAAGCGTTGACCGCTGCAGCTTTGAATGCAACAACAGGAAATCCATATTTGCCATCAGGCAGTACATAGAGAGAGCTGAGAAAATCCTGCTGTGGGTCTTTTGCCTCTTTAGCGGTTTTAGCTTTTTTCATTTGCTTTTGAAGCATTTCGCGTTTGGCCTTTTCATTCCACCTGTGACAAATCAGCGGACTATCACCAACCAGCTTTATCATCAGCCGCTGAATATTTAATTTTGGAAGTTCAATAATTTGTGTTTGTTCTTTTACTTTTGCCATGCTAATAACCTTTCAAAAAAATGTTTTTAAAATATTCTTATTCAATTTCCTTGCCTGCCCGACCATGCCTCACCGCGCCGAGCCCCGTCTCGCCTCAGACCGCCATACCCCACCCCGCCTCGCCAGCCACACCGCGCCATGCCGTACCCGACCTCAGCCTAACCCGCCAAGCCCCACCTGCCGAACCATGCCATACCCCACCGCGACCGACCATAACTGGCCTCGCCTGCCACGCCTAGCCCCACACCACCTCGCGCCCCTTGCCATACCTCGCCATGAATAGTCATTCATCAAATTTTAATTAAATCAATCAGATCAAAAATATTTGCAAATTGCTGAAGGTCTTTATATTTCTGCCGCCATGCTTTCAGTTCTTCGTAAGCGCTTGCGAGAACAAATTCCCACTGTTCGGGATCATTTACAGCTCGGTGGATTGAAGTGTAGACTGGTTCATCGTTTTTTTTGATGGATACAAAAGCCCGAACTAAAAGCGGCTCATCATCCGGGACTTGCTGCACTACTACAATTGACCTCAGCATATATTTAGCCTGCTCGATACGGTATTTCTCAGCGGCGAGCTTATTATTCCATTCAAAGCATCTGTGTATTGGGGATGTAACTGCCTGTGCATGGGCAACAATATTGTGGGGTTTTATACAGCCACCGTTTTGAACTGTAATTCGCTGAATTTCTTCACCGACAATCTGAGCGGGTACTTGTCCTAACGACTGGTTTTTCCATCTGTAAATCATGCAACAACCTTTCTAATAGTGTCTAATGCCGACATACTTTTCCTTTCGATAAATTAAATCTTCTTACCTTGTTCTATTTCTTCTTGAGATATTTCATTAAGTGAGACTTCGGTTGGTATTGTTTGGGGCATTTCGCCCTCTTGGTCGCTGATAGCCAACCTGCTCCTCTCGGCCATTTCATCCAATGTTCGCTGGCACATGGTGTAAAAATGGAGCTTGTTTCTGTTTTCATCGCCTACTACATATTTCGAAGCTATTGTTCTTGCCCGGCGAAAACCGAACTTTTTGAATTCTGCGACAACATTTGGCATCAATCCATACTGCCAGGCATCAAGCATATCTCGATAACTTTCAAACCAACTGCGAACGACAGAATTATTTGGCATCTGAAGTCTGGCCTTCATAAGCGATTTTAAAGCGGCATCAATACCAGCAGTTTTGAGGATACCATCAACTTTGCGAAGCAATATCCTGGCCTTACGTTCTTTTTGTGCTTCTATCGAGAGCTTAGAGGTAATAGATTTTTTAGTGTTCGCTATTTTTCCATCTGTTTTATTTTGGCCATCATACCGTTCCAAGTTTGTCAT